TAGGTTTATCAGGGGCAATCGAAAAAGCTCTTGGAGATGAAGTGGAAGCTAAAAGATATCTTAAAAGAGCTAGAAATGCTCTTCGTTCAGCAGGCCGAAGCGCTAAAGCGGTAGTTATGGGGGAGCCAAAAAGTAAGTTAAAAAGCGGGGAGTACGAAAATCCTTTGGGCAGGGACATCGACATTGCTGGCGACATGCTACCTAACTCTGAAAGAGTTAAATATCGTAAAGGTGGCGCAGTTAAATCTTCCGCTTCTCGTAGAGCAGATGGTATTGCCAAGAAAGGCAAAACCCGTGGCAAATTTGTATAGGAATAACTGAAATGATGATGATGAATATGAAAAACCGAAGACCTCCTCGTGGACCGATGCGCCCAGACCGTAAGCCGATGCCGACTCCTCCTACTCCGTTACCGGGGCAAGATGAAATTCGTACGGCGGTGCGCGGTATGAAGAAGGGCGGCAAGGTCAAGTCTAAAGCCAAGGGCGGTAGCTCCTATCGCAAGGCGGCTGACGGTATGGCCCACAAGGGCAAAACCAAGGCCAAGATGGTCAAGATGGCTATGGGAGGGAAGTGCTAATGAAAAAGTTATCTGAAATGACGGATGAGGAACGCTACGGTAAGGTCGGTGCGGAGATCCGCCGTCTTGATCCTGAAGCGTACAAGAACCGTCCTAAAACAGCAGAAGGAAACCTAAAGTTACTTCGGGAATTGAGGGCTAAGGCTAAATCGAGTACTGACTCTCGACCAGAACCTACAGTTAACTTTATGAGAGAAGGGCGTAAAAAAGCTGATGATACGCCTACTGAGGCTATGCGTGATGAAGCGCGTAAAGATATATCAAAGAGAAAAAATCCAGTACGTAGAACCGTTACTCCTTTTCCGGGATCAGCTGCTTTAACTAGACCTGAAAATAAAAGGTCTGAAAACAAAAAATCCGAAGATAAAAAATCAGAGCCTTCTAGAATGTCTAGAGAGGAATACCGCAGTCTTAACATTCGGCCTAGAAGGACCGTTACTTCTTTTCCGGGTTCAAGATATTTAACTAAGCAGGAAAATTACAAAAAAGGTGGCTCCGTGAAGTCTTCCGCGTCTCGCCGCGCTGACGGTTGCGCTAAGAAAGGTAAAACCCGAGGACGGATGATCTAATGAAACGAGTCCGCAAGTTCACTTCTAGGTCTTTCAAAAAGCGTACGCCTCGTTATGGGATGTCTAAGCCCAAGATGCCGCGTATGCCGAGGATGAAGAAGTTTCAGGAAGGTGGTTCGGCGGACGACTTAGTTCCTCGCTCAATGCTGCCTGATCGTAACGCGGCGCAGCAAAAGAAAGATATGGACACGCTTATGGAGTATTACATGAGCGATGAAGTCCGTAAGCGCGACAAGCGTCGAGCGGAAGAAGGCAAAAAGAGGAAGAAAAAAGAAGAAGCTGTTATCGAAGAGCAGATCGTGACGCCTGAAGCTTTTAGACGAGAGATGGAAGAAGAGAATCGTCGTAGGCGAGGACCTAGCGATAGTGAGATGCAAAGAGCTAGACGAGAAGCAGGAGTACGCACGGCTCGAAGCGGTGGCGTTATGAAGTCTTACAATAGAGGCGGTAGCATCGATGGTTGCGCTGTGCGCGGTAAGACACGAGGTAAGTTCGTCTAATGATGCCCTCACGTGGAATGGGTGATATGAATCCGGCAAAGATTCCCCGTGCTAGACGGCGTGGGGATGACAAGCCTGTCATTGGGACAGGTAAGCCGATTAAGACCTATTCCAAGGGCGGTAGTAGTAAGAAGAGCAAGGTGAACGAAGCGGGTAACTACACCAAGCCCGGTATGCGTAAGAAGTTGTTTGAATCCATCAAGGCTTCAGGCACACACGGTACCAAGCCGGGACAATGGTCAGCTCGCAAAGCACAGCTTTTAGCAAAGAAGTACCGTGAGAAGGGCGGTGGGTATAAGTCGTGAGAGATCCGCAACGATCTTTAAAGGCTTGGGGCGAGCAAAAATGGAGAACCAAAAGTGGTAAGCCATCTAGTAAAACGGGCGAAAGATATCTACCTGAAGCTGCTATCAAAGCTCTCAGTTCTGCTGAGTATGCCCGAACCACCGCCGCCAAGCGAAAAGGTAAAAAAGCGGGCAAGCAGTTCGTCAAGCAGCCGAAAGGTATCAGCCAAAAAACCCGTGCGTATCGTCAAGCGGGGAAGTAAGAAGTAATGGCGTACAACACCACAGCCACGACTGATTTTAACCTCGACCTGAATAACATCGTCGAGGAAGCCTTTGAGCGTTGCGGGGCTGAGCTTAGGACGGGGTATGAGCTAAAGACTGCCAAGCGTAGTCTGAACTTGCTCCTCATGGACTGGGCGAATCGTGGCATTAACTTGTGGATGTTAGAAACAGGAACGCAGGTATTAACTGCGGGTACAGGGACGTACGATCTTCCTGCCGATACGGTAGATTTACTTGATCATGTGATCCGTACAGGCACGGGGCAGAATCAGATTGATATCAACATCAGTCGTATTTCCTCCAGTACTTACGTTGCGATACCAAACAAAAACGCGACCGGTAGGCCCATTCAGATTTGGATTGATCGGCGTACGGGGGCGACTGATTCCGTGGGTGCCGTGGTCTATCCCCAGTTTACGGTTTGGCCTGTGCCAGATTCGAGTACCACGTACACCCTTTTTTATACCCGCCTACGTCGGATGTTCGATGTAGGTAATGGCACGAGCGGGCAGGACATTCCGTTCCGCTTTCTCCCTTGTATGGTGGCAGGGCTTGCTTACTACTTGTCGATGAAGATTCCCGGTGCTGAAACCCGGACTCAGATTTTAAAGGCGCAGTACGACGAGGCTTGGGATATCGCCGCTGGTGAGGATCGTGAGAAGGCTCCGGTTCGCTTCGTCCCGAGGCAGAGTTTTATAGGCGGATACTGAGATGGGGAATCGTTTTGCATCGGGTAAGAATGCAATATCTCAGTGCGACCGTTGTGGTTTTCGTTACAAGCTGAAGGAACTGAAAGAGTTAGTAATTAAGACGAAGAACATTAATATTCTCGTCTGTTCGACTTGTTGGGAACCAGATCAGCCGCAGTTGCAGTTGGGTATGTACCCCGTTGACGATCCGCAGGCAATCCGAAACCCACGACCGGACACCACGTATTTTGCCCCCGGCAATGATGGCGCAGGTGGGAGTAGAATGTTTCAATGGGGCTGGGCACCGATTGGCGGGTCTCGGTCGATTGATGCAGGGTTGACGCCGAATGATTTAGTAGCAAAAGGTTTGGTTAGCGATGTCACCGTTGCGGTGACTTAGGAGATTGAGATGGCGAAACATGAAGATGTGAAGATGGACAAAGCTATGATGGCGAAAGCCGTTCATATGCACGAGCGTAATATGCACCCCGGTAAGAAGGTCACCAAGTTTAGTAAAGGCGGTCTAAATATGGACCGCAAACGTGTCGGGCGTAACATGGCAAAAGTAATGTGCCAGCGAGGTCGGTAATGAAAGACTACGGTAAAACAAAACCCAACAACGAGCCTACGGGCGAGAATGGCTATCCTGAAAAGGATGTCAACAAAGGCGTGACGCACATGGACATGCGTGGTGCGGGCGCTGCGACCAAGGGTAAGAAGTTTGTTTCGCAGATCAATTTGCAGAACAACGGTAAGGTACGAGCAGGCTGGAGCTAATGAACTACGCAACGCTGTCGTCAAAAATTCAGGAGTATGTGCAGTCCACGGAAACCTCTTTCGTGGCGAATATTCCTACTTTTGTCCAGCTTGCTGAAGAGCGGATTTATAACTCGGTTCAGATCCCAGCCATCCGTCGTAACCAAACCGCGACTCTGACATTAGGTAACAAATACCTGACTCTACCCGGTGATTGGTTAGCGACGTTTTCGTTGGCGGTGATTGCAGCCGATGGCTCGCAAGAGTTCCTTATAGACAAGGACGTTAACTTCATCCGCCAATCCTACCCAAGCCCGACTGATACCGGCGTCCCTGCGTACTACGCCATCTTTGATCAAGATACTTTGATTCTGGGGCCAACGCCTGATAGCAACTATCAGGTAGAAATGCATTATTACTACTACCCTGAATCGATTGTCACGGCAGGAACTTCTTGGATTGGCGATAACTTTGAAACCGTGCTGCTCTACGGGTCATTGCGCGAAGCGTACACCTACTTAAAAGGTGAAGCTGATTTGATCGCTAACTATGAGCAGAAATATCAAGAAGCGATGCAGATGCTCTATCGTATGGGCGATGGCTTGAACCGCCGCGATGCGTACCGCTCGGGTCAGGTTAGGGTTCCGGTGGCAACATGATCTATCAGACTCAGACCACAAGTTTTAAAGCTGAGTTATTGGAAGGGATTCACGACCTTTTAACCGATACGTTGAAGCTCGCCCTGTACGACGACAATGCAGACCTGAGTGAAACGACAACGGCTTACTCGGCTACCAATGAGGTTTCCGGCACAGGGTATGTGGCGGGGGGAGAAACTCTCATAAATGTTACTATCAATACATCAGGCTCTACGGTCTATGTGAGCTTTGATAATGTGGTGTGGAACCCGGCTAGTTTTACGACGGCGGGGGGTTTGATCTACAACGCGAGTAAGGCTAACCGGTCGATAGCCGTGTTGAGTTTTGGTAATAACAAGACCGCAACCAATACGTTTACTGTGGAGTTGCCGCCTAATACGGCAACTTCTGCGCTACTGAGATTTACTTGAGGTATTTGACATGTCGAACGAAAAAGCGAAATCAAGCGACTTGGTAGGCGGAACGGTCTTCAAGTCTCAAGACACGAAGGAAGGTCTTCGTGGTGGTGGT